GACCGTGAGGCTAATGACAAAGTGGTTATTTCCAGTCACAGGTAAGCATCGATCTGGTGAGTATAAAGTTACCAAACCAGATACGGACAATATGATTAAGCTGCTAAAAGATGTTATGACCAAGCTTGAGTTTTGGGGTGATGATGCCCAGGTGGCAAGTGAGATCACTGAAAAGTTTTGGAGTGACAGACAAGGCATTTACGTAAAAATTGAAAAAGTGTGAGGAGCGATGAATTGATGATAAATAGAATATTGCCGATTCACCGAATTAGGCATAGAATAAAGCCTTTTCGGGAATGGAATCGGAAGAACAAAAAAGCAAGCAAACGATTTGCCGAGATCTTGGCAGCGGAAACAACTCAAACAAATGATGATCGAACGGATGGGAGAATGGTGACGGTAGGTGAAGATACTTAGTTTGGTTTATGTATAACGAACATGGAAGCTCGATTTATTGGGCTAGTGCAATATCAGGAGGAACTAGTTGATGGAAAGCATACTTAGATGGCCTGGTGCAAAATGGCGTTTGGCTGATTGGATTATTAATATGTTCCCGAGGCACGCAGTATATTGCGAACCATTCTTCGGGAGTGGAGCTGTATTTTTCAAAAAGACACGGAGCGGTACCGAAACAATTAACGATATAGACGGAAACGTCGTGAATTTGTTCCGAGTTGTGCGTAACTCAGCAGACGAGCTGGCTCGAGTTATTGAAATGACACCCTATAGTCGCGAAGAGTATCGAGATTGTTATGAAAGCAAGGGCGATGAAATAGAACAGGCTAGACGGTTTTTAGTGCGTACATGGCAAGCCTTTGGCGGTAAAACATACTGCAGTACTTCATGGGCTCACGACCGGACAAATTCGGTTTTTAGACCCAAATATTGGTGCAAGCTGCCGAATCGAATCTTGGCAACAGTGGAACGGTTAAAAATGGCACAGATAGAAAATATGGATGCGCGAGAACTTATAGGCATGTATAATCGTACGCAAACTTTGCTTTATGTAGATCCGCCATATTTAAAAAGTACAAAGACACAGTTGCATTATGAATGCGAATTTGCAAAACCGGAGGAACATAAGGAACTTCTTGAAATTTGTAAGAAGCATAAGGGATATTTAATCATAAGTAGCTATGAAAATGATTTATATAATACTGAACTTGAAGGCTGGGAAAAGCGAAGTATGAGGACAGCAACAAATGCAGCCGGTAGTGCAATTGAGACCGTTTATCTTAATCCAGCATGCACAAGAGGAATGAGTTTATTTGGATAAAAATGTTATATGAAAACCGCAGCTATCACCCCAAAATAACTTTGTAGAGGAGAGGTTTTGAATGGAAATGATGTATATGGTTTTGTTGGTGCCGGTCGTGTTTATCGCGGTATCGTATTTCAAGCTTTATCGCTTGTCGCACGTGACAGTGGCTTACGAAGATAGTATCGGACAGGTTCGAGGATACAAGTTTGATTATGCGTATCACTGGAAAGAGAAGTGGCTGGATATTGGGCTGTTTGAGCGATATGTGGCAGATAAGAAGAAAATGCCAGCGGTGAAAATCACTGGCATAATGGTAATATCGGAATGGAAGATCGGGAGGTCGTAGGATGCGAAGAAAGAGAAATCCGCGTTGGTGCGAGGAATGTAAGTGCGTTATGGTTTACGATAAAGAAAATGATCGGTATATTTGCCCGGAATGTCATGGAATATTTTATCCGGGTGATAAGGCTGATCCGCATATTGAAAATGACGTAATCACGAGCTTAATGCGTGAAAAGTATAAATCAAATTTGCCGCCCGTTGAGCCATTGCCAGCGGGCGAGGCATTAAAGGGCGCAGGCGGTGGAAGCAGTAAAGGGAGAAGCCGAAAAGGTGATCTGAAAAAGAAATCATTGTCACAGATAAATGCGGGATTGGCAGGGAAAAGTCAATTATTTGAATCATAAAGGCTTGAAAGCACTTGCCTGATATGATATAATCCATTTAATTGGTCGTGTATCTATATGACAATTTAACAAAAAATGTAAGCCGTCGGCAAGGTGTCGGCGGCTTATTTTAACTCATATGGGGTATTTATATGCTGAGTGATGCTACTAAGATAAGAATTCGAGATCATATGAAAAGGTTTGTAAAACTATTGTTAATTATATCAATAGTTTATTTTTTGCGTAATATGGAAGGCGTTCCTGACTGGGGGAAATTTATTGTAAATATGATTCAATGGATTTATGGAATATTTGTTGTTGGGTCAGCTGCATTAGATTTTGGGGCAGAAGTTTTTAATGTTATAAAATGGATATTTCAATGCGTTTTTTCGTTAAAGCTGCATAATCTAAAGAGTGTAGCGACGAAGGAGAATGAAAGAATAATCGCTATGATAGATGAAATGAAACGTAAGCGAGAGTATGATTGCCAAAAACAAAAATTTAAAGAAGAGATGTCTGAAACGGAGCAATTAGCTTATAGTTATGGTCTTGAAGAAGGTTACAAAGTAGGTTATGAAGAAGGCGATCAGGCTAGGCGAAGTCGTCAATATTGGTTAGAACAAGAGAAAAAAAAGGGGAAATAACGAAAAGAAAGAGTGTCGTCAATCAAATCGAATGGAGCGTCGGAATTCTATAAAATGATATTCCGATAATAAAATAATATGCAGTATAGGTCGTGATTATCATAGTAACGAATGACTATCGAGATATTTGGGAACATTTATATGTAGAAGCAATGAAAGAATATCAACCAACAAACGTTTCACCATTCATCCGAACCCATCACGTTGTATGTGCACTCGAAGCTGAAGATGGTAATATCTACACAGGCTTCTGTATAGAAAGCTCTAGTGGTGTTATGAATTTATGTGCAGAACGCGTTGCTGCCCTAAATATGTATATAACCAGCAATCAAACAGTTATTAAACGATTAATTGCCTTTAGAGATGCTCCACCACAAGGAATAAGCGGTATGCCATGTGGCGCTTGCCGAGAATTTATGATGCAGCTTTCTGTTAAAAATAAAGATACCGAAATTATGGTTGATTATGATAAACGTGAAATAATCCACCTAGAAGATTTACTGCCAAACTGGTGGGGCTGGAATAGAGTTTCGGACTCTAAAAAAAACAATATATGATTGTGGACAGCTTTTTATGGAGCTGTCTTTTCTTTTGTCTGAAATCAGGAGGAAAAAGAAGTAGGCATCATAAATTAATCCGTGAAATGAGGTTCCAATAATCTTCTATTATCGGAAATGAATGCAGATAATACTTTAAAAATAAGTGTTATCTGCATTTTTAGATGCAATTGCTTACGCGATGCCGACAATGACTGTTTTTATAGAAAATTAAAGAGGGTGAATCAATGCAAGAAATACCAATATATTGCTCATACACGGAGCTTATTGATCCAGCGGAATTAGTGCCGAATCCGCGTAATCCGAATCAGCATCCTAAAAAACAAATAGAGCTTTTAGCGAAAATCATACAAAGCCAGGGCTGGAGGACATCGGTAACGGTATCCAAACGCTCTGGCTTTGTTGTTCGTGGTCATGGACGTTTACAAGCTGCATTGTTCTTGGGAAAGTTCAGAATCGCAACTTATTTATTTGGAAAATTGTTCCGAAACCAATGACGAACCTATATCTTTCATAGTGGTGTGTAACTCTTTTCTTTCATGAGCTGGTCCATTTCGCATCCCAGCAATGACGGGGACGCTTTGAACATCAAATTCCAGTAGTTGAAAAATATGTTGCGTATAATCAATATATGACTGGAACAGGCTAGAATCAGGATTACCTTGATCAAACACAAGGATAAGCTTTTTTTTCCTTTTTTCTTTGAAATGCGGAGAAAATTTTGGAGAGAATCTCGCAAATAATCTGTCAGTGAATATCTTCGCCTGGGAACTCATTTGCCCCATGTAAATCGGTGAGCCGAAAACAATGGCATCTGTATGTTCAAGCGCATCATAAAGTTTTTGCATATCGTCGTTAATAACACAACCTTGATCACCCTTTTTGCAAGCCAAACAACCTTGGCAAGGTTTGATATTAAGATCATTGAAATACCATGATTTAGTTTCAGCGCCTTCTTCTTTGGCACCTTCGAGTATTTTGTTTACTATCCAAGCGGTGTTGCCTTCTTTTCTAGGGCTTGCAATAAATCCCATCACTTTCATTTTTTTCTCCTTTTATGTCTGATATATATAATCATACTATATACCAGACAATATTGTGTCAAGTAGGGGTACCAATCAATTGAATATTATACTGGGGAAGATCAAAAAGAGATTTTGTGAGAATATTGGACGGAAGAAAAGCTATAGAAAGATAATGGAGATAATTACTATTTTGACTTTAGGATGGTGGTGACTATGTAAAATGGGAAGAGCGAGAAGTCCAGACAGAGATAAAGCATTTCAGCTTTGGCAAGATAGTGGTGGGAAGAAACTGCTTAAAGACATTGCTAGAGAGTTAAATCTTGCAGATTCAAAAATTCGTAAGTGGAAAACGGTAGATAAATGGGACGAAAAAATAAAGGAGCGCTCCAATTCAAATAAGGGAGCGCTCCCCTTGGAAAAAGGGAACGCTCCAATAAAAAAGGGAGCTCCACCTGGCAATCAAAATGCAAAAGGGCATGGTGCGCCGCCCAATAATAAAAATGGACTTGGCAATAATGGTGGCCCGCCCAAAGGCAATGCAAACGCTATGACTCATGGACTGTTTGCAAAGTTTCTGCCGCCCGAAACATTGGAGATTGCAAAAGAATTGGTAGAGGTTTCGCCAATCGACATCCTTTGGGGAAATATTTGCATCAAGTATGCAGCGATACTTCGGGCACAGAAGGTAATGTATGTTGAGAATCATGAAGATTTGACGAAGGTTCTTAAACGCCAGAAAAGTGGTGATTCATCATGGGAAGAAGAATATGAATTGCAATTTGCGTGGGATAAGCAGGCTACATTCCTAAAAGCGCAATCTACGGCTATGACAGCATTGACCAATATGCTTAAACAGTACGAAGAACTTTGCCGATCTGAAATGGCTACAGAAGAGCAGCGATTACGAGTAGAAAAATTACGGGCTGAGGTTGAAACATTGAGAAAGGGTGGCGATGACAGTGATGGGGTAAGCATCATAGATGATATTGGAGATGATGGTGATGATGAATAAAATTCGATTAAGTGAGATTATCGCACCAGCATTTCGAAAGGTCCATCGCGATATAAAGAAACATGGTCATACGCACTATTGGAATAAAGGCGGTCGTGGCAGCACAAAGTCTTCGTTTATCAGTATTGAGGTGCCACTCTTACTCAAACAGCATCCCAATTGCCATGCAGTAGTCCTTCGCAAAGTCGGCAATACGCTTAGAAATAGTGTGTTTAACCAGATTCAATGGGGTATAGAGCAGTTAGGGCTTACATCGAAATTTAAATTCAAGACAAGCCCACTGGAAATTACGTATAAGCACACCGGTCAAAAGATTCTTTTCTTTGGTGTTGACGATAAGACGAAAATAAAATCGATCAAGCTGCCTTTTGGATATGTTGGTATTGTGTGGTATGAAGAACTGGACCAGTTCACCGGTATGGAAGAAATACGAAGTCTCAATCAATCGCTCATGCGTGGTGGTAAAGAGTTTTGGTGTTTTAGTTCATTCAATCCGCCAAAAAGCCGAGATAGTTGGGTAAATAGTGAACAGCTGATTGATGATGCAGATCGTCTGATTAGTCACACGACCTATTTGCAAGTGCCAAATAATTGGCTTGGCGAACAATTTTTCCTTGAGGCTGAAAAGCTTAAAAACAGCCGTGAAGAACTGTATCGGCATGAGTATCTTGGTGAAGTTACTGGAACTGGTGGTAGCGTGTTTGATAATGTGGAAGAGCGCATGATTACGGATGAAGAAATTTTGATGTTTGACCGTCGAAAACACGGTTTAGACTTTGGTTTCGCTGTGGATCCATTTGCGTTTGTTGATATGCATTATGATAAAAAGAATGAAATACTTTATATTTTTGACGAAGTATATCAACAAAAGTTAAGCAATAAAAGGGCATATGAAAAAATTAAAGATAAAGTGGGCCAGCGCCGCGTAACTGGAGACAGTGCAGAACCAAAATCCATTTCTGAAATGCGTGGTTATGGTTTAAATATTTGGGGCGCTAAAAAAGGTCCCGATTCCGTTGAATATGGGATGAAATGGCTCCAGGGACTAGCGAAGATTGTAATTGATAAGCGTCGTTGTCCGCATACCTACAAGGAAATTGTGAATTATGAGTATGAGAAAAATAAAGATGGTGAATTTATCAGCGCCTATCCAGACAGAAACAATCATGCGATCGATGCGATTCGTTATGGTTGTGAAGATGAAATGCGGAGAAGCGGTATGAGCGTATTAAAATAAGGGGGTGATATATTTGGATATACTAACGGCAAAAAAACTGATAGCGAAGCACACGCTTGGTCATTCGAACGTGATTGTCAATGCGTTGACAGCAGAGCGATATTATCGCAACAAGAATGATATTCTCTATAAAACAAAACCAGATGATGAAACAGAAAATCCTTTGCGCAGTGCTGATAACCGAGTGCCGCGCAATTTTTATGGGCTTTTGGTCAATCAGAAAGCGTCGTATATGTTTACCGCCCCGCCGCTGTTTGATGTTGGCAATTCATCCAATAATCAAGTGATAGCAGATACTTTGGGCGATATATACGCTAAAAACTGCAAAGATCTCTGCGTTAATGCATCCAATGCCGGTATGGCCTGGCTCCATTATTGGATGAATGAAAACAATGAATTTGAATATGGCATTGTCGATTCAAAGCAGATTATCCCCATATGGTCCACGCACCTAAAAAAAGAACTTTTGGCGGTGCTGCGTGTTTATAAAAATATTGATGATGAAGGAAAAACGTGGGATATTTACGAATACTGGACAGATACAGAATGCTGGGCTTATCAGAAAGCTGCTGAGGATACAATTGATACAGGGCTTGTGGCATACTCGTTGTTTATGAATTTTGTGGATGCAGGGGTTGGTGAAGAACCAAATCAGCTAAAGCATTCATTGGGTCGGGTACCCTTTATACCATTTCCAAACAACAATATTGCAGTCAGTGATTTGGATAATGTAAAAGCCTTGGTTGATACATATGATAAGGTTTACAGCGGCTTTGCCAATGATCTTGAAGACATTCAAGAAATCATTTTCTTACTGACCAATTATAATGGCACCGACCTCAACAGCTTTTTGTCTGATATCAAGAAATATAAAACGGTAAAAATGGAGTCGACTGGTGCAGATGATCGGTCAGGTCTTGAAACGGTGACAATCGATATTCCAATCGAGGCGAGAGAGAAACTTTTGGATATGACTCGCAAAGGCATATTTGAGCAGGGGCAAGGCGTGGATCCGCAGCCACAAGATTTCGGAAATGCTTCCGGTGTTGCTTTAAAATATCTGTATTCACTTTTAGAGTTAAAAGCCGGACTCATGGAAACAGAATTTCGTTTAGGCTTTGGCGATCTGGTGAGAGCAATTTGCCAGGCGAAAAATATTGCTGTTACAAACATCACGCAAACATGGACCCGCACATCGATAGCCAATGATTTAGAGCTTGCAACAATCTGTAAAGATTCGGTCGGCATTATTTCAAGCAAGACGATTATAAAAAATCATCCCTTTGTGGAAAATGCAGATGAAGAAGAAAAACAGTTGGCCAAAGAAAAAGAAGAACAGCTCTCTGAAATGGATAACTATAAGCAAACCTTTGGCAATAAAGATCGTTCGTCTAAAGGGGTTGATGTAAATGCCAAACGCTGAATATTGGCGCGGTCGCTTTGAACAGTTAGAACTCGCTCTTTTAGATCAAGGTCTTGATTATTACACGGAAGTTGAAAAACAATATCGTGTCGCATTACAGACTATGGAACGCGATATGTCTTTATGGTATAAGCGCCTTGCGGTTAATAATGATATTTCTTATGTCGATGCAAAAAAACTTCTTACCGCCAATGAACTCAAAGAGTTTCACTGGACCGTCGAAGACTATATCAAGCATGGTGAAGAAAATAATGTAAGTTCCACCTGGATCAAACAACTTGAAAACGCATCAGCAAAAGTGCATATTTCAAAACTTGAGTCTATGAAGCTACAGCTTCAGCAGTCTCTTGAAGTTTTGTATGGCAATCAGTTAGATGGTTTAGATAAAACAATGCAGCAGATGTATGCGGATGGCTATTACCATACAGCGTTTGAACTACAAAAAGGCATTGGCGTTGGCATCCAATTGCAGCGGTTGAATGAAGTCAGTATACAACAGATTTTATCAAAACCATGGACACCGGACGGTAAAAATTTCTCAGACAGGGTATGGGATAACAAAGATAAGCTGTTGAATCAACTTCATACCGAACTTACACAGGCAACAATTCGTGGCGATGGCTTAGACAAAGTGATCCGTACCTTATCTGAAAACATGAATCGTTCAAAGAGTGCAGCCGGTAGATTGGTTATGACCGAATCTGCTTTTTTCGCATCTGCCAGTCAAAAAGATTGTTTTAATAATTTAGGCGTCAATAAATATGAGATTGTTGCCACGCTTGATAGAAAAACATCTAGCATATGCCGTCATTTAGACGGTAAAGTTTTTGCTATGTCTGATTTTCAACCAGGAAAAACTGCACCGCCCTTTCATTGTTGGTGTCGCAGTTGTACAGCTCCATATTTTGAAGATGATAATGGTAAACGTGCCGCGCGTAATGAGAAGGGAAAAACGTATCATGTGCCAGCTACTATGAAATATGAGGACTGGAAAAAATCATTTGTTGGTAATGGCTCAAAAGAAGGATTGCAAAAAGCAGTGGATAATGGTATAAAGAAAGTAGTATATAAAGAAGTAAGAACCATTCAAGAGGCTAATCAATTTGCTATGACTACCCTGGGTATAAAACATGCAGATTATACAGGATTGGACGTGCAGGTTGCCAATGAATGGAATCACGGATTGACAGACAGCTTTAATGCATTTCCGGAGCTAAGACAGCAATTTAATTTTACAGGGGAATGTCATAAGCGTAATGACCAATTAAAACCAGTTGCTAGACAGGTCTTTTTGGATAATTTTATTAAGCAAAATCCTGGCATTGATGTGGAAAGGCTAAAACCTTATGCAGAGCAAGAACTGAAAAAATTTATGTCTATGATGCGGGTACCTTCTGATGTCTATGCATCGAGCTGGCTACCCAAAACGGAAGCCTTTCAAGAATTCGCAGGTGTTGCTTTTAACAAAGTACAAGGAAAAGATGCTGGGAAATTGTTTGAAAATCTTCAATTCGATGTAATGAATAAGTTTCATCCGGTTGGATGTGACACAATACGTTCTGTGTTAGATCATGAAGTCGGGCATCAAATTGATGGAATGCTTGGCATATCTAATCTTAATTCTGTGAAAATTTTGTTTGATGGGCATACTGTAAATGAAATAACAGAACAATTATCTAGATATGCATGGAAAAATAATAATAAAAATCGATATAGTGAATTTATCGCAGAGGCTTGGTCTGAGTATTGCAATAATCCAAATCCGCGCGCTATTGCGAAAGAGATAGGCGAAATCATTGAAAGGAAGTATGCTGAATGGAAAAAGATGAATTTAGAAAAAGAGCAAAAGAGTTAGGGTATAGCGAAAAAGACATTCAGGATTACATTGACTTAGCTGAAAATGCTGCAAAAGACGGAATTAAAATGGATTATGAATCATGTTTAATTGAATTACCGATATATTAAACCACTTACTTTTTCAGTAGGTGGTATTTTTATACCCATTTTTAAGGAGGAATCCGGATGATTGTTTTTGTAAAATGGTTTGTGCTACAAGGTGAAAGGCGGTGATCCACTTATCTCCGTAGATGTTTCGGTCATAACATCAGCTGAGTTTCGCCTTTTTAGTATTGCAGGCGATAAAGAACAAGACGACAACAGCGGAATGAACCGCGCTAAAAAATGTGAACGAAGGGATGATTTCAATTGACAAAAGAACAATTAATAGCTTTAGGGCTTGATGAAGCAACTGCTCAAAAAGTTGCGGCGGCTAGTAGTGAGGAATTCAAGGGATATGTTACCAAGGAACGTTTTAACGAAGTCAATGAAGCTAAGAAAGACCTGGAAGGTCAGGTTGTTGAACGTGATAAACAGCTTGATTTGTTGAAAAAATCGACTGGTGATGTGGAAGGTCTGAAAAAACAAATTGGGGATTTACAGACAGCAAATAAAACGAGTACTGCTGAATATGAAACCAAACTCAAGGATTTACAATTTACCAACGCCATTAAATTAGCCATTGCAGATAAGGCGCAGGATGTTGATCTTGTTGTGGGCTTGTTCGACAAGTCCAAGCTTATTTTATCGGAGGATGGCAAAATAACAGGTCTTGATGAACAGGTGAAAACGCTGCAGGAGAGTAAAGCGTTTTTGTTTAGACCTGCGGCTGGCAAAGCAAACTATGTGCCAAATGGTGGTGCGGATGGCAGCGCCAGTAAAAATCCATTTGCAAAAGACAGTTTCAATCTCACAGAACAAGGAAAAATATTAACAGAAGATCCTGCACAGGCAAAAGCTTTGGCTGCTGAAGCAGGAGTCACAATTTAAGGGGGAATATAGAATATGCCAATTACAAAATTATCCGATGTGATCGTACCCGCTCTTTTCAATCCGTATGTTATTCGACGTACGGCCGAGTTATCTGCTCTAATCCAGTGCGGTATTATCACAACAGATGCAGAATTTGACCGTTTAGCAAGTCAGGCAGCACCAACCATCAATATGCCGTTCTTTGCTGATCTTACAGGTGAATCCGAACAGATTATTGAAGATGCTGACCTTGAAGCAAATAAAATTGAATCGAAAAAAGATGTGGCAGCCATTATCCGGAGGGCTAAAATGTGGGCTGGTACAGACCTTGCCGCGGCTCTTGCCGGTTCAGATCCGATGGCAGCCATTGCAAGTTTAGTCGCAAGTTTTTGGGCGCGTGATATGCAAAAAGAACTGATTGCCGTATTAAATGGCATTTTTGGTACGTACACACCAGATGGTGGTGCAGCCACAACGCCGCTTGCAACAAATTTACTGGATATTTCAGGAGTGAAGAGCGATGCAGGGAAACTTTGGTCGGCAAGTTCCTTTATTGATGCACAACAGCTTTTAGGAGATGCCCAGGCGCAACTCACAGCGGTGGCTATGCATAGCGCAACGTGGTCCTATCTCAAAAAACAGAATTTAATTACGACAGAACATCCAAGTGTCGATGTGTCATTTGATGCATATCAGGGGAAACGCGTTGTAATTGACGATGGGTGTCCGGTAGCCGATGGAGTTTACACCTCGTATCTGTTTGGTCAGGGAGCGATTGCTCTGGGCAATGGGTCGCCGGTTGGTTTTGTAGCGACAGAAATTGATCGTGATAAAAAGAAAGGATCGGGTGTGGATTATCTCATCAATCGTAAAACAATGATTCTGCATCCACGCGGCGTTAAATTTACGAATGCAAAGGTTGCAAAAGTCGAAGGTCCAAGCCGTGCCGAATTGAAAGATGCTCAAAACTGGCTACCGGTATATGAACCGAAACAGATTCGCATCGTTGCTTTCAAACATAAGATTGGGTGATTGTCATGTTGACTGTTGAAACGTTAAAATCTTTGCTTGGGATTGCGGTCACGGATACAACGCAGGATGTAAATCTTGCGTTTATCCTGGACGATGTGAGTGAAACAATCTTGAATTACTGTAATATTTCTGAATTGCCATCCGGCCTAGCAAATACAGCTTACCGGATGGCAATTGATTTATACAGAAATGAGAGTATTGGAGAAGCGGATTTGCCGATGATCGTTTCATCCATTGCCGAAGGCGATACCACAACGCAGTTTAGAGCCGGTGTTGATTCAAATTTTAAAGATGCTTTGCTTAAAAATTACACAATGCAGTTAAATCGATATAGGCGGGTGAGCTGGAAATGACAAGTGCAATCGATCGGGCTCGGCGTTTAGCTAGAAAAGCCCAGGAAAAAACATATGAAGGCCGTTGCACTGTTACTGAATATGGGAAAGTGAAAGATCCAGTAACACATATTACCGAAGAGAAGGACATTACAGCCTACAAAGATCAAGCATGTCGGTTGTCGTATTCTTCGGCACCGGCAACAGGGCCTTCACAAACGGCTGATTCACTAGAACAATCCATTACATTATTTATAGCACCGGATCTTGTAATTAAACCCGGCAGTAAAATAAACGTGGTGCAGAACGGCCGTACAGAAGCCTATAAGCAAAGCGGTAAGGCGGCTGTTTATTCAACGCATCAAGAAATTAACCTTGAGCTGTATGAGGAGCATCCATAATGGGTAAGTCAGATTTTAGTCAATTAAAAGCGTTTCAAAAACGATTAGAAAAAGCTGCAAATGGACAACAAAAACAACAGTTTTATGAAGACTGTGCCAGAGAACTTGCGGCGCGCTTTTTAGCGAAAGTTATTAAGCGGACGCCAGTCGGGAAAGGTACTTTTGAAACGGTTGTTTTGGGCAATGGCAAGAGTAAGCAAAAGCGTATTTCGCAAGGCGGGGTATTACGACGGGGCTGGACGGCAAAAACAGAAGCCGAAGCAGAGTCCGGTGGTACGGTAAATTCCTTACAATATGCGCAGTCGCTCAAAGTGGATAAGGTTGGGCGCAATTATCAAATTACAATTACAAATCCTGTATCATATGCCAGTTATGTAGAATTTGGCCATCGGCAAGAACCTGGTCGATTTGTCCAGGCGATTGGAAAGCGGCTCAAAGCTGGCTGGGTAAAAGGACAGTTCATGATGACAATTTCAGAAAAAGAGTTGCAGACGCAGGCTCCGGGAATCATCAAAAGGAAATTTGAAGTGTTTTTGAGGGAGGTGCTGGATGGAAAATGAGATGATTGATGGAATCGCTAAGCGGTTGTACGAATTATTTGGTGAAATGTATGAAATTCATATTGATGAGGTTAAGCAGGATTTTAAAGAACCCTGCTTTTTCGTTGTCGATTTGATAGATGGGCACGAGCTTGTGATGCGCAATCGCTATCGACAAACGCACAGTTTTGATATTCAGTATTTTCCAAAGGGCGATAAGAGCATTACACGTGAATGCAATACGATTAAGCAAACGCTTTTAATGGGGATGGAATATATCAATCTTGGGGATGATTTGATTCGTGGTACTGATATGTCTGCCAATGTGCAGAATAACGTACTGCATTTTTTCGTAAATTATAATATTTTTGTGTTTCGGGTGCTTGATCCAGTGCCTAAAATGCAGACACTTGCACAAACACAACACTTGAAAGGTAGTGATTAAGTATGGCTGATGAAGAAAAAACAGCAGCAATAGCATCAGAACCGACGTATACACGGGAAGCCTTATCAGGCTCAAAAAAATACCGTGAACAATGCGATATCATCATGATTGCGCTGGATCCGGATCGAGAATATACATTAAAAGAAGCAGATGCGAAAATTAAAACGATTCTTTCGAAACCGATTAAAGAAAAAATCAATGGAAAGGAGTA